CTGTCCCGACTGTCAGCGGAACCGACACACTCACTCTTGAGAAGGTTGTTGTTGGTGCTGGTCAAGCTACAGCTACCCGCGCTCGCACGAATGGTGTTGCAACCATCGTGACTGGTGCTGCTCATGGCTTCACTACTGGCGACTCTATCACCATCGCTTCGATGACTGATACCAGCTTCAACGCTGTTGACGCCTGTGTGACTGTTGTGGATTCGACTACCTTCACCTACGAGAATGTTGGTGCTGATGTGGTTTCTGGTGCTGATACCGCTGGACGAGTTGGCGCACTTAAAGTGAACGCCTTCGCTATCGGTGTCTACTGGTAAAAAATCTAATTAGGTGGGGAGGCAATTCCTCCCTGCCTATTTACAAAATTATCGTTAACGATAAAATGAGTGAAATTTCTTGTATACCAACACTCTCAGAGAGTGCTAGGAATTACAAAAGATACCTTTTGGTTGCAAGAGCAATTGGGGAAGAAGATGTGAAATCATATTCATGTTTTATTAACCTAACAAAAGATCAACAAGAATATCTGATCACAAAAGAAATCTCTATAGGTTTTCAAGTGCAATCATTTGGACTTGATGCTGGAGCATACTAAAAAACAAACAAACAAACAAAAACAAAATAAATTATGGCAAATCCAATCCTTAAAATTAAACGCGGGTCAGGCGCACCAGTCAGCCTTCAAGTTGGCGAAATCGCTTTTGACACGACAAACAAATCCTTCTTCATCGGAACTGCTAGTGGAGTTCTTGCAATTGGTGGTGAGCATCTGTTCGCCCTCAAGAGCTATGTTGATAGCGCAGTTGACACCGAAGAGACTGTTCGCATTGCTGCTGATGACGCAATCATTAGCGATCTGAATGCAGAAATCGCTCGCGCAACCGCCGCTGAAGGCGATCTCGCTTCCGACATCTCTGCCGAAGAGTCCGCTCGTATCGCCGCAGTTAGCGCAGAAGCATCCGCTCGCGCCTCTGCTGACACGACCCTCGATGGAAAAATCAGCACGGAAAAAGGTCGTATTGATGCGATCCTCTCGGCTGCTGACGCTGACAAAGACACCTTCGCTGAGATCGTTGCTCTTATCAATTCTGTTGATACGACTAACGACAGCGCATTCGCTGGCTATGTCCTCTCCAATGACGCTGCTTTGGCTTCTGAAGTCACCAACCGCACCAACGCAGACACCGCTCTTGGTGGCCGAATTGACACGGTTGAGACTGCCGCGACAGCTCTTACGAGCCGTGTTACCACAGCCGAAAGCGACATCGTTTCGCTCGGTAGCGATATCACCGCTGAAGAGACCGCTCGTATTGCTGCCGTGTCCGCCGAGGCTTCCAGCCGCGCAAGTGCTGACACGACACTTCAAAACAACATCGACGCCGAGGCAACTGCCCGTTCGACTGCTGATACATCCCTCAGCAATCGTATCACCAGCCTCGAAACTGTTGGTGTTTCCTCTCGCTTGACTGACCTTGAAGCTGATGTTGCGGATCACGAGACCCGCATCGCTGCTCTTGAGTCTGGCATTGATGGCGGAACTTACTAAAAAAAACAAATCCCCGGCGGGGCGGTCTATACCGCCTCGCCAAGCGGGGGAATAAAACCGCTAAATAAATCAGCCCTATGCCGCAAATTATTCCGAAGAAATCGACTGTTGCTGCAAAGCAACCTACGACATCTGATCTCGCTCTCGGAGAGATCGCTATAAATCACGCAGACGCAAAACTTTTCGCACGACACCCAGTTTCTGGAGCAGTCCAAGAAATCGGTGCAGGTGGAGGCTCTAATACCTACCTCGCCTCCAAAACCCTCGCCCGATTCACCCCCCGCGAGAACCAACCCCCCGCCACCGCCTTCGCCACCTTGGACACGCGAAACTCCATCGCCGTCCTCGATTTCGACGCTGCCACCGACGAAGCCGCGATCTTTTCGGGCGTCATACCTGACTACGCCAACCTCGCCAGCGGCCTCAAAGTCCGCCTCGCATGGATGGCCACCACCGCCACCTCGGGCAATGTCCGATGGGGAGCGCAGCTCATGCGTTGCAACACCGACCTCGACGCCGACTCGTTCGACACCGCCACGCTAGTCACTTCCGCCGCAAACGGCACATCTGGCATCGTCACCACGACCAGCATCACTCTGACCACCATCGACAGCGTTGCTGTCGGGGAGTCCTACCGTCTCCGAATTTCTCGCGTCGGCAGTGACGCCACCAACGATACCATGACCGGAGACGCCGAGCTGATCACCGTCGAGGTGCAACAGGTTGCTTAATTATGGCATACAATTTCACAGCGGCAAATAGCCAATATCTGAATACTGGATCAACCCCTGTAACCAGCACTCCGTTGACCATTGCGGCATGGTTTTATCCTACCGCAGATGCAAACGGAACTATTTGCAGCGTCGGAGTAACATCCGGGACAAATAGACAACAATTGTTTTATGACCCAACTTCGTTTGCGGGAGCTAAATTATCTGCAAACTCTTTAGATAATTCCGGTCAATCAGAATCAAACAGGAGCGGTGTTGTTGAGCTGAACGCATGGCAGCACGGGGCGGGAGTTTATACCAGTTCGACAGAGCGACTCGCATACCACAATGGCAACGCAGGAACAGTCAATACTGTCAGCAGAATTCCCTCTGGCCTTAACACAATCACCATTGGGGGGAGATGGAACACCGCTATCGGCGGTTTAGTAACTGGAAGAATCGCCGAAGTTGGAATCTGGAACGCCGCGCTCACCGCCGCCGAAATCGCCTCTCTTGCAAAGGGTATGACCTGCGACAAGGTGCGCCCGCAGAATCTCGTATTCTACGCACCGCTCGTCCGCGACCTGCAAGACCAAAAAGGCGGCCTCGCCATCACCAACAACAACGGCGCAACCGTCGCCACCCACCCACGCGTTTATGCCTAACCATTACAACCTCACCACCAACGAACTCGTCACCCTCGCACCAGAAATCCTCGCCGCATGGGCCGCGAACGGCAACCCCAAAGCTGCCGACTACGCCCCGCTGCCGCCCAGGCCCACCGAAGACGCCACATGGGGCAACGGTCAATGGGTCACGCCCGCCGCACCTGTCTACACCGCCGAGGAATGGACAGACTCGCAAGGCTACGGAGGCAACCGCCCCACGACTCTCCTCTACCAAAAGCTCCGCCTCGACGCCGCCGCGAAATCCTCCCCCAAGCTCAACGCCGTCCAAGGCTGGCTCGACTCGATGATCGCCAGCGGACTCGCCCCAGCGTCCAGCAACTGGCCCGCCGCCCCGCACAGCTTCGATGACACCCTATCCGAAACGCTGATTATTTTATCATAATGGACACCCGCGAATGTTTCTTGAATAAAACGATTGACGATCAGCTATACAGCATTCTAATAGTAGTGTCTGAAAATAGAGGATACGAACCGCCATCAAGGGAATGTTTCGTCAATCTCACATTGGACTATCAACTCTATAAGATACTAGAAGCATTAACGATTTAAATTATGGATAATAAAGCGTGTTTTACAGAAAAAACCCTTGATGGGCAGCTATATGAAATCTATTTAGCAGCGCAGTCTGGTGGAGGGCCGACTGGCCCTGCTGGTGGCGATCTTGCTGGAACCTACCCAAACCCTACTGTCGATGGACTGCAAGGAAACCCAGTCAGCAATGCTATTCCAGTCAATGGTCAAGTCCTCCAGTTTGACGGAACGAACTGGGTTCCCGGTTCTATTCCATCTGGTGGTTCTGGTGGCGGTGGAGTAGTCTATTATCTGAATTTCAACACCGCTGCGGATGCTCCTTTAACTAACATCCCGCAAACTCCGAACGCATCGAAAGAACTTGGTATCGTTGGAGATGTCACAGGCACCTCGTATCTGTCCCCGATTCTTTCTACTGCGAGTTACGACTTTCTCGCTTCGTTTGTAACTGATGTCAGCACTCCATCTGCTACGGCAATCCCTGCTGGTATTTGGGATTTCAATTTATTCGTAGAGTCAACTACTACAAATTCATCCAACCAGATTTATTTCAAGGTTGAGATTCTGAAGTATGATGGAACGAATGCGCCTACCCTTCTTGCGACATCAAACGATACCTACATCTACGATCCAGCAGAGATTAACCAATACATTGCAAGTGTAGTGATGCCGCAAACTACGATTCTTTCGACTGATCGAATCGTAGTTTACCTATACGGACGGGCGCACCAGAACAACAATCGCCTCACATTCCACTTCGGTGGCAACTATCCCTCTCACACGCACAGCACAATGCCCAGCGTCACGGGAACTGGCGTGGTCAAAGTAATCAACGGAGTATTTCAAAGTCCAGCATCTACGATTGTAGATACTGATGTTTCTGCTACAGCAAACATCGCGCAGAGCAAGATTGCCAATCTAACGACTGACCTTTCTAATAAGGTTTCTAGGTCTGGAGATACGATGACTGGCAAACTAATTGCCGCTGCTGATGCAACTGCATCTAAGTTAAATATCGGAAGTGCGCTCGGTGCTGGTGAGCCCACCACACTTGTTGATGGTGACCTTTGGATTACCAATCAAAATAAACTTGCGTTTAGATCTTCTGGAACAACGATAAATACTGCTGGAACTAACCAATCAAACACATATAGCCAGCCGCAAACAATTAGTTCAACATCGAATGCTGCCGCTGTATTGAGTGCATCAAATACAGGAACACGCGAGGTTGCTACATTCACAAATACAATTTCTGCAACAAGCGATGCGGTTGTTATCACGAACCTTGGTTCTGGAAATAGCTTGGTTGTCAACGATGATGTTGTGCCAGACTCAACCCGATTTGCTGTTTCCAATACAGGAAGAGTAGGCGTTGGAGTTGCACCTGACGCAACAGTTGCTCTTTCCGTAGACACGACAGGAATTAAATTTGGTGATGGAACAATTCAGACTACGGCTGCAATCACGCCACCATTCCAATCAACATACTACAAGAGCGCAGATCAAAATCTAGTTAATGGTTCTACTGATATTACTTTTGATCAAAATGCTGCTTGGAATAATGGTGGTGGCTACATAACGCATACATCAGGTTCTGCTGACTTTACTGTAACCAAGGCGGGACTTTACCAATTAGAATGGAATGCCTCCGTAGCCGCAAATGGAGCTACATGGAATACCGCAAACAACAAAGTAATTTCGATTGATATTACTCGTTCTCCTATTGCAGAACAAATTGTAATAGGTCAAACTGCGGTAGCAGCTACAACTCAAAATTACACGCAAAGCTTGTGTGCTACGGTGAAACTTGAAATTGGAGATGTAATAAATCTTCGCATTCAAGGAAACTATGCAACGGCAACTCCAACCGCTCAAGGGGTTCAAAATACATACGATTTGAACACATGGTTCTCTTGGAGATTTATAGCGTAAATTACAGTTTAAAATAAAAAAACAATGAACCCTGATACAAGCATGACATCACATGGAACTGGAATTGCTGGCACAGTATTTAGCGTGTTCGCTGTAATGATTTCAATGTTACCAGAACTAGATATATGGCTCCGAATTTTAGCATCCTTGAGCGCGATTATCGCCGCTTGGGTATCAATATTTTTGATGCTTTCAAAATTGAAGCGTAAAGAAGACAAATGAAATTATCGTTAACGATAATCTCGGTTATACTACTTTCCTCCTGCGTAAATATACCGATACCTCCAATTGGAAAGGATCAAGGAAAACTTGGTTCACTCCAACTAAAATTGGCGGTGTCGTATATTCCTCGCATTAACCCAGAGAACAAAACAGAAAAAGAGAAAGAAGACCCAAGTGTAATATATGCATTTGAGCAATTCTCAAAAACCATAAAAGACAAATGAAAATCGTAAACATCCTATTGGAACGCCTGTCAGAGAATAGCACATGGCGCGGAATCATCCTCGTAGCGACTGCTCTTGGAGTAAAACTCGATCCAGAGCTTCAGAACCAAATCCTCGCCGCTGGCTTGGGATTGGTCGGCGTCATCAATGTCCTTCGTAAAGGCAAATGACTAGAACCGAGATAGAGAGTATGCAAGCCCGTATTGGCGTAAAGCCAGACGGGTGGTGGGGGCCAAAGAGTATGGCTGCTCTAAAAAAGCACCTTGCTGTTATGTCTCCCAATCCTCCTATCTCACCAAAGCCTAGCACGAAATCCTGCACGGAATTCTTCGGAGAGCCGGGGAAAGTTCCTATCGTCCGAATCAATGCTCCATACAAGATGTATCTGTATGACGGGCCAGAGACGATCAGCGGGATTCCCATCCACGCCAAGTGCGCTGAAAGCCTCATAGAAATCTTTGAGGACTTGCTAGACATCTACATGACTCCAGACTCAAGAAGTGTGGCGGGTATCGACAAGTTCTTCGGAAGCTATGTGAATCGTCCTCAGCGCGGAGGCTCAGAGCCAAGCAAACACGCATGGGCAGCGGCAATTGACCTAGACGCTAATCACAATGGTCTGCACACAGTCTGGCCTACAAGATCAAGGATGCCCCTACAGGTGATCGAGGTATTCGCCCAGCATGGGTGGATCAACCTCGGCGCGGTGATTGGCCGCGATGCCATGCACAGCCAATATACTCAATAAAAACATTTGACTTAAACCCTAACTATCGTTAACGATAAAATTATGTCCTGCTGCAACTCTAATTGTAACCACGATCCTTGCGGTTCATCTTTCAATCAATCCCTCACAAGGGCTGCTCAGTATGCCCAGTATGCCCAGACGCAGGCTAACAAGGCTGAAGACCTCTGGCTTGAGTTTAACGCGCTCTACCTCGGATCATTCGCGGTAGCACCAACAACTGATAATGAGGGGAATGCGCTGCAAGATGGCGCACTTTACTTCAATGGTGTATCCAACAAAATGTTCGTGTGGCAAGGTGGAAGTTGGGTTGATTTTGGCTTTGACGAGTTTACTCCATTCTTAGCGACAGGCACAACCAATGCAAGAAATCTTGTGAATAGGTTTGCAGATGTTGCGAATGTAAGAGACTTCGGAGCAGTAGGAAATGGAGTTGCTGACGATACTGTTGCAATTCAAACTGCTATAAACTCTTATCCTACTGGGTGTATTTATTTTCCAGCAGGAAGGTATAAAATAACAAATAAAATAGTAATACAATCAGATAAAACAAGTTTAGTTTCTGATTTCATTAATTGCGCTACAATAGTATTGGATAATGCAAGTGTATCCACTGCAATTGAAATTAAATCTTCGGTATCAGGAAACAGTATTTATTCAAACAACATTATAAATATGGTGATTGCAAACACAGGAGCTTCATCGTATCAAGTTGGTGTTTATCTTGAAAGAACTCAAGATTTTACAATGATAAATTCCGAAATTAGAAGTTTTGCAACTTGTTTAAAATCCAGAGGAGGATTTAATTGTAGATATAATAATCTTCGACTCGGTTCATTTTTATCAACAAATGCTGATTTAGGCAAGGGAGTTATTGAAATTGGAGCAGCTACTGTTGGAACGGCCTTTGATGGATATACACATCAGTTTGTAAATTGCCATATAAGCGGAGGTAATACAGAATACGCAATTGTATTTAGGGGGAATGATTATGCTACATTTAGTAATTGCTATGTAGCATCTGGAAAAAAGGGTGGAGTGCTTATTGAAGCAGACGCAACATCTCCGTTTGGTAACTACAATAACAATTTCGATAATGTTTATTTTGATTCAGTAAGGTCGCAATTCCCAAGTTTAAATCTTATTGCTATAAACATAAATGATCAAACATCTCCACCGCCACAAAATGCCACATCTACAAAAATTACGGATTGTGTTTTTGGAGTATGGGACAAAGCTATTAAAATCAACAAATCGTTTGATCCTACGATTGAAATATCTGGGTGCAGATTCTACGACCAACGCGAAGCAGCAATCTATGCCGAAGGAAACTTTACAAATTTAGTAATTGGAAGCAATCAATTCCAAAACAATACATACAATATATCTGGAAATGCCACCATTGATATATTAGATATTCATAGCGTTTCAATTACTGGAAATGTATTTTCGTTTATTGAAACAAGAACATTTATAGGAACAAGAGATGTGATTCGATTAGCTGGAACGATTGATGCTGCAACAATTACTGGAAATGCAATCAATAGATTCAATGCAGCTAATGTAACAGATTTCGCTAACACAGCTACAATCACCAATCTTGTTGTAACTGGGAATGCGTCTGACAATCAAAATAACACATTAGTAGGACACATTATTGGAAACAAAGAAAACTCAAATGTTCTTTCTTTAGATTGGTATCAAGAAGGATTCTTTGTTCCAAGCTTATCATTTGGAGGTTCAAGCACAGGAATTGTATACAATGGAACACCAAGTGGATATTATACAAGAATTGGGAATAGGGTATTATTTGATATTTATTTAGCTTTAAGTAATAAGGGATCAGCAACAGGAACTTGTGAAATAGGAATTCTGCCATATCCTAAAAGCGGAAGTAATGTTCCAGTAATGAGTGTAAATTTAGGAAATTTTGATGCGGCAATTGGAGCAACAAATCTTGAGGCATCTATGCCAACATCAACAACTGTTACACTCTTAAAATATGCCTCTGGATCAAACACAAGATTGACAGATGCAGACTTTACAAATACAAGTTTTTTTGCAATATCTGGAACATATTTCGTATAAAACTATGAGCAACTGCACACCCTGCACACCAGCCAACGACGAGCTTCCAATCTTCTGTGATCCGTTCCCCGCTACGGATACTGCCAAGCGATTGCTTGTAGAAGATGAAGCATTCTGCCAAAAGGCATTGACTACAGCAAATCAACAAGCCTTAAAAACAGATAGTAATGGCAATATCAATTGGACAAACGGAGGCAATAATACTGTTCTTTGCAAGGACTCTACTGGTAAAGTAGAGTTTGCCAAAATTACTACAGATCAAATTGCTGATGGAACAATTTTAAATAGTAATATAAATTCATCCGCTGCTATTGATGGAACTAAAATCAATCCAAATTTCGGTAGTCAAGATATTAAAACAAGTGGAGTATTGTATATTGAAAACGATTCTTCAGCAAATTCAGTAATTTCATCAGCAGGAACTGGAATATCATATCTTCAATTTAGAAAAAGTCGCGGAACTCAAGCATCACCAGCCCTTGTTCAAAATGGAGATCAAATTGGATCACTTGTTTTTTATGGATATGATGGAACTGGAATTAATGTAGGAAGTATTATTAGTGCATCTGTTGATGGAACTCCAGCAGTTGGGAAAATCCCAACCGCGATTAATTTTTCAACTCGTAATGATGCCAATAATTATGCAAGTCGCTTTTTCATTGATGGTGCTGTTGGAAATGTTGGTATAAATACTACATCTCCAGCAAAAACACTTCATGTAAATGGAACGGTTAGATTGCAAGGTCTTCCAACCTATGCGAACAATGCTGCTGCAATTACCGGTGGTTTGGTTGCTGACGATGTTTACAAAACTGCAACTGGTGAACTTCGTATTGTTGTCTAATGCCAACAGAGGGATCAGTATTCGATGGATTCACAAGTATCGTAGCGCAAGACGCTGATACTCATCCATCGTATCTTCCAGAGTTCTATGTAGCAGAGTCGGTCAACCGCACCTTTCGCGGAGGTATTAACCAGACTAGGCCAAGTATTCGGAATCTCCGAATAGTTGCAGGCGAAGGACAGCCAGCGACTATCGTTAACGATATTGAGACGGGAAACTTCCAAGGGGCATATCCATACCGCAAGGTCAACGAAGCCGCGCTAGGAGATGGACTTCTTGTTTCTGTATCCGGGAAGATATACTTCCTGCATATCATCAACAACTACGCAACGGCATATATACTACCGGGGCTGACTGATTGGAATGACGCTTCACTCATGCACACATGGTTTGTGCAGGCTGAAGATCGAGTCTACATCCAGAACGGATACCAATACGCAATAGCATGGGGTGGGGTAGTAGGGGCGGTATCAGCCACACTAATTACGAATAATACCTACTGCGAGATTGTAACGGTAGGCACAACCGACTACACGCTAATCGGCGCACCATCGAATACAGTTGGCGTTAAGTTCACGGCAACTGGCCCAGCGACTGGAACTGGGACGGTAGCGATGCCAGCGTATAGGCTCTATCCAGCTAAAGGTCAGATGCCGATTGGAACGATCATGGAGTATGCATTTGGGCGAGTGTTTGTTAGTGATAAGTATAACCAAATTTATGCCTCCGACATTATATTTGGAGCAGGATTTACAGATACTACAAATACCCAGAACTTCACAGAGATTACTTATTGGGCAGAAGGTGGAGCGTTCACGACACCAGCGATGATGGGTGAGATTACCGCGATGAAGGTAATGCCATACATTGGAGGAAACCTTCGCGGCCAAGGTGAGCTAGTAGTTCTTACATCGAATGGCGCATTCTCAATGGATGTCAGTATCCCAAGAACATTGTGGAACACATCTAACATCCAGCGCATCTCCCTGCTAGGTCGCGGCTGCACCAGCCCGTATGTCTCTCTAGTGAATAGTGAACTATGGTTCCGCTCCCACGATGGTTGGGCGTTCTACTCCAATAGCCAATCGGAGTTCGGCAGATTCTTCTCATTGCGAAAGCTATCCCGCGAGGTGAACAAGTGGGTTGATTTGGATACAAAATGGTTGAAGCAATTCGCCTCGACCATGTATATCAACAACTACTTGGTAAGCACAGTCGCGCCACAGACAAAGAAGAACCAAGCACAAGGACTACACAGATACCATAGGGGGATGGTGGTTCTCGACTTGGATCAGACCGCTAGTCCATCACCTGATGCTGATCTTACCTTCCGCTGGAATGGTCTATGGACAGGCTTCCGACCAACTCAATTACTGACTGCGATGATTAATGGAGAGAAGCGCGGATTTGGATTCAGCTTTGACCAAGACGAAAAGAATCGTCTGTATGAAATAACGAATGATGGTGGTGATGACTACGGGCCTAATGGAACCAGCCAAATCAAAGGCTTCATTACTACTGGACGATATGACTTCAATCGAAGCGGACTGACAAACAAGTTCGTTCGGAAGAAACTTACTGGTGGAGAAATGTGGATGAGCGACATCCCCGGCGAGGTGACTAGCCAAGTTGAGTATCGTTCTGATAGCAACCCATGCTGGTCGGAGTTAAAGGTTCCTACTACCTTCGGATGTAACCCATGTTCTCCTACTTTGATTGATGACTGCACCCCACGGAGAGGCGGGAACCAATACAAACGCTACAAGTTCACAACTCCAGACCCATCGGAGTGCAATGACATCGCTGGAATCCCATCGGTGGAAGGTAGTGAGTTCCAACTGAAAATCAGCTTGACGGGAGTGGCTACCTTGGATAGGGTTCGGGTCATGGCAAACATCAAGAACAACGAAGACTCGCCTATTGGTGATTGCCCAGAAGACCAACAAGAATGCG